ATGTCGTTCATACAGATGGCTTTAGACTTTGGTTGGTCGACTGTAGATGAAGTAATGTTATGCTTTGCATCGTTATCCAATGGTGGTGGTAATGCTTCTGCCATAGCAATTCTCAATAACGGTGGCACAATCATACTTGCAACACAAGTGCATCCTGATTACATTATGAGGATGATTGAGACTCATAAAGTAACTTCTATGTTTACAGTACCAGCTGTTACCGACATGATTGTTACAACCCCATCTTGTCACAAGTATGATATAAGCTCACTTAGAAGTATAGTATCAATTGCTGCTCCATTTCCAACTCTGCTCAAAGATAAAGCAGTGGAATTGTTTGGTGATAAAATTTACGATCTATATGGTACAACGGAACATGGACCTGTTACAGTACTAAGACCAAATGATTTTAAACGTGGTATCGATTCAGTTGGTGTACCTGTCACTGGATGTGTTGTTGAGATAAGAAGAGAAGATGGTAGCATTGCTGATGTAGGAGAAGTTGGTGAAATATTTGCTAGTGGGCAGACGGGGTTTAGTGGATACTATATGGATACGCGTACTACCCGATATGACTTGATTACAGTCGACAACGAGTTTGTGTCAGCTGGAGATCTTGGATATGTTGGTGAGGATGGCTTTCTACGTATTGTTGGTAGAAAGAATGATATGATCATTACTGGTGGCAACAATGTATATCCAGAAGAAGTAGAATCGGTATTAAATAGCTGCCCAGGTGTAATCGAGTCGGCTGTAATTGGTACACCAGATGATCGTTGGGGTGAGATTGTAACAGCGTTTATTGTTGGTATGCCAATGACTGACCCATATGAGTATTGTAAGGATAACCTGGCCAGCTATAAGACACCAAGAAAGGTATCATATGTTGATAGTATTCCAAAGAATGAAACAGGTAAAATTTTAAGAAGAAAGCTCCGCGAACAATTATAAATAGTATGGTAGGTGCCATAATGGGCCTACGTAAACATTAACTCGCTTATTAAAGGAGATAACCTATGACTAGAAGCACTCTAAGTCTATTCGATCATTTCGATCGTCAGTGGCACAACCACTCAGTCGGCTTCGACAGAGCCTTTGAAATCCTACAGCATGCATCTGCCGTTGCCAAGACCAACGACAACTTCCCTCCATACTCCCTCATCAAGAAAGATGATTACACATACGAGCTAGAAATGGCTGTAGCTGGTTTCAGCGAAGCAGATCTAGAGATCGTTTCCTCTAAGAATCGTCTTTCAGTCGTTGGTATCAAGCCTGAAAAAGACGAAAGGGAATATCTTGTGAAAGGTATTGCAGGACGCTCATTTGCTCGTGAGTTCGTTCTTGCTGACACTATTGTTGTTCGTGATGTTGAACTTGATAATGGTATCTTGACAATTAAATTAGAAAATGTAATCCCTGAAGAGCAAAAGCCTAGAAAGATTGCAATTGGTAGAAAGCCAGTTGACACTAAGGCTGAGTTACTAGTTGAACAACAGTAACTGAAGGGAGGGGGAGTTGACTCCCCCTCTTATATTAAGTTTTTATTAAAATTTTTGTTTCCTTAGTAAATATTTAATATAGGCAATAGTGCCTAGTACTAGGAGATAAAAATGAAATCTAAGTTGGCAGTTATCTTTGTAGCAGCATTACTATTTGCTTCACATATTGCAGAAGCAAGAGATCAAATTAGTGTTGTTGGATCATCAACAGTATATCCATTCACAACAACAGTAGCAGAGAACTTTGGTCGTGCTGGTAAGTTCAAGACACCAAAAGTCGAATCAACAGGCACTGGTGGTGGTATTAAACTATTTTGTAACGGTATTGGTCCCCAGCATGCTGATGCCGCCAATGCTTCACGTAGAATGAAAGCTACAGAATTTGATACTTGTAAAAAGAATGGTGTTAAAGATATTGTTGAATTGAAGATTGGTTATGATGGTCTTACTATTGCTGAAAACAAGAAAGGTCCACTTTCTGGTTTGACTCGTAAGGATGTGTATCTTGCTCTAGCTAAAAACATTCCTGATCCAGCTAATCCAACAGTGCTGATTCCAAATCCGTATACAACATGGAAAGATGTGAATCCTGCTCTACCAGCAATCAAGATTGAAGTCCTAGGTCCACCTCCTACCTCTGGTACACGCGATTCATTCCACGAGCTGTATCTAGAAGCTGGTTGCAGTCAGTATCCTTGGATTAAGTCAATGAAGGATCTAGATGAGAAGCGTTATAAGAGAATCTGCCACACAATTCGTGAAGATGGTTCATACGTCGAAGCCGGTGAGAATGACAACTTGATTGTACAAAAGCTTACAGCCAATCCAAACGCTGTTGGTATTTTTGGTTTCAGTTTCTTAGAAGAGAATGCTGATAAGATTAAGGGCTTGAAGATCGATGGTGTAGAGCCAACATTTGAAACAATTGCCTCTGGTAAGTTTGCTGCATCACGTCCACTGTTTGTATATTTCAAAAAGGCTCACATTGGAACAATTCCAGGTATCAGAGAATTTTTAAATGAATATGTCAGCGAGAAGGCAATTGGCGACGAAGGTTATCTAACAGATCGTGGTCTTGTTCCTCTTGATAAGTCTGCTTTAAGCAAGGTTCGCAATGATATCAAATCACTTAAGAACTTTGCGCCATAAGGAGTAATACATGAGAAAGCTATTAATTACATTTTTGCTAGCAATAGCATCATCCACATCCATTGCCCAAAGCAATGAGGAACTACAAAGCCAGATTGATAACATTATGGATGTTGTAGCCAAAGACATCTCTGGCCGCCTACAGTGGAAGGGTGACCTTCGCTACCGTAATGAGACAATCGATCAAGAATATACATTAGATGTTCGTAATCGTGATCGTGTTCGCTTCCGTCTTGGTGCTGTAGCTACAGTCAACCCAGATGTTAAAGTTGAATTCCAAGTAACTACAACAGAGGGCGGCGATGCACGTTCATCTAACCAAACTCTTACTGATGCTAATTCAAGAAAGGCTCTTGACCTAGATCTTGCATATGGTGAATGGACAGTCAACCAAACAACTAAGTTGATGGCTGGTAAAATGAAGTACCCATGGGTTAGAACATCATCTTATTTTTATGATGGCGATATCAATCCAGAAGGCGTAGCTGCTTCTTATAATAATACAACTACAGGCGTCTTTGGTAGTGCTTTCTTGGCACGTCTTGCCGAGCGTGGAACTGCTACAGACTCAAACATGGTTGGTATGCAAGTAGGTCTTAGAAAGAAAGTTAACGATGACGTAAATTTTACAATTGCAGCCAGTTACTTCGATCATCAAAACGTATTGAACTACAATGTAATTCAGTCTGGTTCGGCTGGTGGATACTTTGGTAATACAACAAAGACTACTGGTTGCCTATCAGCTTCACCATGCTTATCAAATGACTTTGATATTGTTGAAGGTCTAGTTGAAGTCAATGCCCGCGCATTAGATCTACCTCTTGTTGTATTTGCTAACTATGCAATCAACACAAAGGTAGATGTTAATGATAAGGCTGCTGCAGCTGGCTTAACATTGAACAAAGCATCATTACCAAAGTCTTGGGAAGTTGGTTATGTGTACCAGAAGATCCAAAAGGATTCGTTGTATGGTCAATGGATCGATTCTGACTTTGCTAGTGGTTCTACAGATATGCAAGGACATGCATTTCGTGGAGCATATCAACTTAACAAGAACCTAAGGTTCAATGCTACATATATGGTTAACGAAACTAACTTGTTCTCACCAGCAAGCGTAACTATACCAGTAGCTAAGAGTGTGAAGAACCGTGGATATGACCGTATCCAGTTGGACTTGAACTTCACATTCTAATTACAAATAGTTAGATTAATGTTGAAGGGGGCCGTTGACGGCCCCTTTCTTTTTGTGTATACTATATGCTTTGCGAGGACTTTATGATGAAGAATTGGTTCTTTGCTATATCCATTCTTGCAGCATCTATCTATACTCTATTTGGAGCATTCGTTGGCCTAGATCCTAGCTATGGCGTCTATGCTATATTGATTTTGATCTGCAGTGAACTTTTATACGATAAGTGGCAGGAGAAGAAAAATGCAAACAAGGCGTAAGTTTTTTAAGTATCTTGGTCTAGCTAGTGGCGTTGCAGCTGGCGGTGCGGTCGCTGCTGCATCTGTTCTTCCGGATGCAGATAAGTGTGAAGCTGTAAATGAAATTCAAACAAATAGAACGTATGCTGGTTCTTTGACCCTTCAGCAGGGTTATGGAGAGAAGAAGGAAGAAGTTCAGTTCGTTCGGTCATCCGCAAACGATCTATTGATCTTCGATAACAAAGGTACAATCAACATTGGAACAGTTGCTCCTAAGACGCCATTAAAAGTGACCAGTGTATCGATGGTTCCTGGTCCAGATGGCGAAATGTACTTGAATGTTAATGGAAAATGGCGTAGAATAGTAACAGAATGAAGTTCTATACAAACGTAAGTATTAGGGGAGATGATATTCTCCTTCGTGGTTATGAGGATGGGCGCCGGGTGCAAACCAAGGTGCCCTACCAACCATTCTGCTTCCGAACTACTAGGGAAGCAAACACTGGGTTCAGAACAATTGATGGTAGAAATGTAGAGAAACAAAGTTTCAACTCAATGAGTGAGCTTAGAGACAACCTCGAAATGTATGAGGATGTATCTAATGTAGAGTTGTTTGGCATGACAAACTATAACTCATTGATCTATCCATTCATACACGAGTACTATCCTGGTGATATTCAATATGATGTTAACCAAATACGAATTGTTTATCTTGATATCGAAGTCGCGGCTGATGAAGGATTCCCAAACATCTTAGAAGCTGATAAAGCTCTCACAGCTATCACCATTAAAGTAAAAGATAATTACTATACATTTGGATGTGGTGATTATACACCAACAGCTGACAATATTCATTACGCAAAGTGTAAGGATGAGAGAGACTTGATTATGAAGTTCCTAACACTTTGGGATTCACCTCTCATTGATGCTGATATCGTCACTGGGTGGAACATTGAGACGTTCGATATTCCGTACCTTGTTAATAGAATTAACAGAGTGTTCAAAGATGATGGGAAGATGGCGAAGAAGCTTTCCCCATGGAGAAAGGTAAATGATAGGAATTTTGAACTGTCTGGCGGTTTAACGTATAATGTTAAAGAACTGATTGGTATAACCACTCTTGACTATCTAGCACTGTATAGAAAGTTTACATATTCAGATACAGAAAGCTATTCGCTGAATCACATCTCTCATATTGAACTCGGTGAGAAGAAGATTGATTACTCCGAATACGAAAGCTTGTTTGGTCTATACAAACACGACTTCCAAAAGTTCATTGAGTATAATATTCATGACGTTACCCTTGTATCTAAGATTGATGATAAGATGAAACTTATCGATCAAGTGCTTGCTATTGCATATGACGCAAAGGTTGACTATGTCGATACTTTAAGAACTGTCCGCATGTGGGATATGATTATCCACAATTATCTAATAGATAAAGGTTTTGTTGTACCTCTTGCCGGCAAAGGACATAAGGATAACAACATTCAAGGTGCTTATGTTAAAGACCCTAAACCTGGAATGTATAACTATGTTGTCTCATTTGACTTAACATCTCTATACCCTTCTTTGATTATGCAATACAACATCTCGCCAGACACTAAGGTAGAGAAAGTTGAGCTTACACCTGAAGATTGTCTAGAAAGTTCTGGTGCCTTCTTAATGGCTAGAGATGAAGCCAAGAGTAGAGAACTTACTCTATGTGCCAATGGTACAATGTATAGAAAGGATAAAATTGGATTCTTGCCTGCTCTAATGGAAAAGGTGTTTGCTGATAGAAAGAAGTATAAGAAGCTGATGCTCGAAGCAAAGCAGAAGTTTGAGATCAGTAAAGATCCAGAGGATGAGAAGAAGTATATCCAGTATAACAATATGCAGATGGCAAAGAAGATCCAACTGAATAGTTGTTATGGTGCTTTGTCTAATGTGTACTTTAGATTCTTTGATACCGACCTTGCTGAGGCTATTACTCTATCTGGCCAAGTATCCATTCGTTGGATGCAAGATAAAATGAATGCTTATCTCAACAAGATGCTAGGCACATCTAATAAAGATTATGTGATCGCAGCTGATACAGATTCACTCTATATTACACTAGATGGATTTGTGAATAAAGTTTACAACGGTAACATTCCAGAACGCGAGAAAGTTCTGAAGATGCTTGATAAGGCTTGCGACGAAGTCTTTCAACCATTCATTGAGAAGAGTTATGACGAGCTTGGCGAGCATATGTTGATTCATAGTCAGCGTATGCAAATGAAGCGAGAGTCGATTGCTGATAAAGGTATTTGGGTTGCTAAGAAGCGATATATCCTAAACGTGTTTAACGAAGAAGGTGTACAATACGAAAAGCCTAAGTTGAAGATGAAGGGTATCGAAGCTGTTAAGTCTTCGACTCCTGCTGTCATTAAAGATTCGATTAAGAAAGCTTTGTATATCATCATGAATGGTACTAAGCAAGAGTTCGAGCAATTTGTGGATAACTTCAAGGAAGAGTTTGATAGTTTACCGTTTGAGGATGTTGCATTTCCTAGAAGTTGCAACCTTCCTGTAATTAAGGATCGCTTAGGGAATGTTGTGGCTGACAAATATGTGTTGGGTGCAAAGAGCGTGCCAATTCATGTTCGTGGCGCTCTTGTATACAACAATCAAATAAATAAACTTGGTCTTGAGAAGAAATTCAATCAAGTTAAGAATGGTGACAAGATCAAGTTCTGTTATCTAAGAATGCCTAATCCAATTGGTAGCAATGTTATATCATCACCAGGCGTACTACCAAAGCAGATGAATCTTGATCTTTATATCGATCATGATACACAATTTGATAAGTCATTTGTTGAGCCAATGAAGTCCATTACAGATAACATTGGTTGGAGCTTTGGTAGTCAGAAAACATTAGAAGACATGTTCGGGTAATTATATGCAAAAAGGTTATACATTTGATTTTGGTTTCAGCGCTGTTGATGAAGAAGAGTTAAAGAAACTCACTGGTGCTGAACAAGAGACAGAAGAGCTTTCAAAGCTTCTAGATGAGCAAGCCTCAAATGCTGAGCTCTATAAGGATACTGTCGTTCAGATTGAACAAATGATCACACCATTGATCAACAACCTGATGCTGAATCCAGACAAGAACTATATCTATTGGCCAAACAGAGTCGATAAGATGAAAGCCTTTAAAGCTCAGCTTGATAAGCTATTCACTATCGCCAAAGATGCTTCTTGATTATCTAGTCCTAGCTGTTGCACTAATTCTATCTGGTGTTGCTGCCTACTACTCAGTAGTAGGTTTGGCAAGTATCTTTAGTGGTGCATTCTTTTCTATTGTTCTAATGGGCTCTGCTCTAGAACTAGGTAAGTTAGTTGCTGCAAGTTGGTTATATAGAAACTGGGATGAAGCACCAAAGCTAATTAAGTACTATCTTGTTACTGCTGTAGTGATCCTAATGTTCATTACATCGATGGGTATTTTCGGTTACCTATCGAAGGCTCACCTAGAAACATCTGCTAGTATGACATCGGATGTATCAGCACAACTACAGACACTAAACGATACAATTGAGTCTAAGACGAACACTAAAGTTCTTGTTGACAGACAGATTCAAAACATTGATAATACCCTAGTTAAGTACATCGAGCTTGGATCTGTTACAAAAGGTCTACAAGAGAAAAGACGACTTGATGGCGAACGTAAACAACTTGAACAAGAGCGAAAGGCTGTTGAACAAGAGTTAGTACAACTTAAGACTGATAAGAATAAGCTCGAATCCGAGATCAAAAAGATCGAAGTTGAAGTTGGTCCGTTAAAATACATTGCGGAGTTAGTTTATGGATCTGATGCCGAAAGCCACTTTGATAGCGCTGTTCGCTTGGTTATTATCATTCTTATATTGGTCTTTGACCCACTTGCTGTCATTCTTTTGATAGCAGCAAACTACAAGTTCACACAAACTGATAAAAAGAAACAGTTTGATGACCGAATTAAACAGTTGAAGAAAATGAAGAAAAGTAGTATAGTGATCGATAAGAAATCCGTAATGAAATTGTAAGATGAGGATTGTATGTCAAATTTCTTTCGTAATTTAGTTAATGAGTTGAAGGATGAAGATACTTCTATTGTTGATGATGGCGCTGGTAGTGCTGAATATACTGGTTGCATTGACACTGGCTCCTATATTGTTAACGCTGTTCTAAGCGGTTCAATCTATGGTGGTGTTCCTAATAACAAGATCACTGCATTCGCTGGTGAGAGTGCCACCGGTAAGACGTTCTTTGTTCTTGGTATTGTAAAGAGCTTCTTGGATAAGAATCCAGATGCTGGTGTCATCTACTATGACACTGAAGCTGCTGTTACTCGTGATATGATGAAGTCTCGTGGTATTGATACTAAGAGAATCATTATTGCTGAACCTGATACTATTCAGAAGTTCAGAGAGCATGCTCTAAAGTTCTTGGAAGCATATACTAAGTCTGATGCAGATGCAAGACCTCCAATGATGATGGTTCTTGACTCTCTTGGTATGTTGTCTACTTCTAAGGAAATGGCTGACTCGCTTGAAGGTAATGACACTCGAGACATGACTAAGAGTCAGGTCATCAAGGCTGCATTCCGAGTCTTAACTTTGAAGTGTGCTAAGGCTGGTGTACCAATGTTGGTAACGAACCATGTTTATGCTAAGGTTGGTTCCTATGTACCCGAGAATGAGATCTCTGGTGGTACTGGCTTGAAGTATGCTGCTTCTACTATTGCTACCTTGACAAAGAGAAAGGAAAAGGTAGACAATCAGGTTGTTGGTAACATTGTTAAGGTTAAGACCTATAAGTCAAGACTCTCGAAGGAGAACCAGCAAGTTGAATCTCTTGTTACCTATGACAAGGGATTGGATCGTTATTATGGTCTACTTGATCTTGCTGAGAAGTATGGTATCTTCAAGAAAGTATCTACTCGTTATGAGCTTCCAGGTGGTAGTAAGGTATTTGGTAAGAACATTATCGAAGATCCAGAGAAGTACTATACACCTGAAGTATTAAAGTTGTTGGATGAAGCTGCCAAGAAGGAGTTTAGTTATGGAGCATCCGGATCCGAAGAGTCATTTGAAGTGGAGTCTACTGAAGAGTAGTTTCCGTATCCTAGCTGGTGCAGTACTCATTGGTGGGTATGTAATACTGGCTGGTGTATTGTTAATTGTTGCCGAATTGTTAGGAATTGCTGAAGAAGTTGTATGATTGAAAATTATATTTTGTCTGCATTGGTTCAGGATGATGAGTTCTCGAGAAAGGCTCTACCATTCCTAAAGAAAGATTACTTTACTGACGATGGTCATAAGGTAATCTTTGAGCTAGTTAGACAATTTGTAGAGAAGTATAATAAAGTTCCAAATAAGGCCGTCCTTAGTGTAGATCTTGATGAGCTGAAGAACCTGAATCAGACCACCTACGATTCAGCTAAGGAGTGTATCAAGCAGATAGGAACGAATCCCGTCTTAGACGAACAATGGCTATTAGACAATACTGAAAAGTTTTGTCAAGATAAAGCAATCTATAATGCCATTATGGATTCGATCAAAATCATGGATGATCAGAAGGAGCAACAAAGCAGAGGTACAATACCTAAATTGCTTTCGGATGCCCTAGCTGTATCTTTCGATCAACATATCGGACATGATTTCCTAGAAGACTCTGCTTCTCGTTTCGAGAACTATCATAAGAAGGAGAAAAGGATTCCCTTCGATATTGAACTCTTGAACAAGATTACTAAGGGCGGCCTTCCTCGTAAGACTCTAAACATTATCCTGGCTGGTACTGGTGTAGGTAAGTCGTTGGCAATGTGTCATATGGCTGCTCATAATCTATCCTCTGGCCAGAATGTTTTATACATTACTATGGAAATGGCTGAAGAGAAGATTGCTGAACGCATTGATGCTAATCTTCTAGATGTGTCATTAGATGAACTTGCAGTACTTACTAAAGATGCCTATCAGAAGAAGATTGAAAGGTTTAGAAGTAAGACTACTGGCAAGCTGATCATTAAAGAGTATCCTACTGCATCTGCTGGTAGTGCTAACTTCAGACATCTGATTAATGAATTGAGATTGAAGAGAAACTTTAAGCCAGACATCATCTATATCGACTATTTGAATATTTGTAGTTCATCTAGATTGAAGGCTGGTGCCAATGTCAACTCCTATACCTATGTTAAGGCCATTGCCGAAGAGCTAAGAGGCTTGGGTGTAGAGTTTGATGTTCCTATTGTATCTGCTACTCAGACGAATAGAACAGGATACACTAACTCCGATGTTGGACTAGAAGATACTTCTGAGTCGTTTGGTCTTCCTGCGACTGCTGATATTATGATTGCTCTTATTGCTACTGAAGAGTTGGATAAGCTGAACCAGATTATGGTTAAGCAGTTGAAGAATCGTTATAGTGATCCAACTAAGTTCAAACGATTTGTCATTGGTGTAGATAAGAGTAAGATGAAGCTATACGATGTTGAGACCAATGCTCAACAGAACATCATGGATGCTCCTGGTTCTAGTTATAGTACCGAATACGAAGGGTCTAGGAAGATGGACATCGAGAAGTTCAGCAAGTTTGATTTTAACTAATAAAATCAGTAAGTTACAAGTCCTTATAAATCAATAGGTTACAGGACCCTGCAATCACTGCAGGGTTTCCTGTTGTCTTTCCTATGGATTTGCGTATAGTACCCGTATATGTTGAACACTACACTGGAACAGAAGTCAGCCCTCGCCAGGCTGTTGGCCACTGAGAACCTCAGGGTCAACTACTCTCCTAATTACCCGACTGCGTTCTTCGATCTGAAGACTCGCACGATCCATATTCCTCTGATTGGTGGCATTGATGAAGACCTTCTTGACCTCTTTGAAGGTCACGAGGTTGGTCATGCTATCGATACACCCGAGGAAGGCTTCCATTCTGCTATTAAGGAGAATGCGGAGTATGGGGATGCCTTCAAGACCTACCTCAATGTAATTGAAGACATCCGCATCGAGCGTAAGATGAAGGCTCGATACCCAGGCATCAAGCGTCCTTGGATCAATGCCTACAATAAGCTCGTTGACCTTAACTTCTTTGGTGAGCATGTCGCCGAACGAATCAATGATATGGCATTCATCGACCGTCTTAACATCTTTGCTAAGATTGGTTCACGTGTCTACGTTGAGTTTGACGACCTAGAGAAGGCTCTTGTTGATGAGGCCTTCACGCTCGAGACATGGGAAGATGTTGTGGCCTATGCTCGAAAGATCTTCAACCATCAGGCTGAAGAGAACAAGAAGGATGGTGCTAAGACTCAACCTGACCAGAATAGTTTCAAGGAGAAGGGCGAGAGCAGCGAAGGCGTCTCGTCTGAAGATTCAGACCAGGATGAAGATCAAGAATCAGAAGGCGCTTCTACTGATGGTGATTCAGAAGAAGGCGAAGAGTCAGGTTCTGATACTGAATCGGATGAAACCAGCAATAACAAGACAGACACAAGCAGTGTGAAGGCTTCTGAGACGGATGAAACTTTCCGTCGTAAGGAGCAGGAGATGTACGATAAGGCTAAGAATAAGGCTGATCACAATAAGTACAATCAGCCCGGTCGCATCGAGTTTTCAAAGACTCCTTATGACATGTTCTTGCTCGAGGCTAACTATTATACTCGGGTCCTTGATACAGGTCTTCGTTTTCTACATGACCAAGTTGCTCATCAGAACAAAAATTTGATGCGCGAGACCAACTATGATGCCATTACTGTTCAATTGTTGAACGAGCATCGTAAGCAGAATGCTGCCTATACGAACTTCCTGATTAAAGAGTTTGAGATGCGTAAGAATGCTCGCATCCTGAATCGTGGTAAGATTTCAAAGTCGGGTAAAGTGGATATCAATCGAATCCACAAATATAAGATCTCGAACGATGTCTTTGCTCGCATAACATCCTTCCCTGAAGGCAAGAATCATGGTATGTGCATGTACATCGACCTTTCTGGTTCGATGGCTGATACTATCGGTGGCGTGATAAACCAGGCTCTTATTCTTTCTGACTTCTGTAAGAAGGTTGGTATTCCATTCCGAGTGTTTGGGTTCTCCAATGACGATAAGGCGTGTAAGATTCTTTGTGAACGAACCAAGGTCACGCACAATGAACGGTTTGTTATCATTAACAAGTTGGGTGGGTTTAAGTTCCACCACAACTATGTGTTGAAGGAGTACATTTCGAGCGAACTTCGTCCTGCCGACTATAAGATTGCGTTCAACAATCTTCTTATGTTGAAGGCTATTCACGAAGCTCGCCAATATGGCGGCCTACGATATTCTCATGATGATAAATTTCTCAAGATGTCAGATCAACTCTATTGGTACGCACTCCACGAAATTGGTGAAGGTCTCTCTGCCACTCCTCTTAACGATTGTATTGTTACATCTGTCCAGATCACCAACGACTTTGTTGCGAAGTATAAGATTGAGAACATGATCAACATCTTCTTGAGTGATGGCGAAGATGATCACCGCAACACATTAATGAATAACTCTGACAACCCTTGGAATAGTGGCATTGATCGCACCTCTCAGACTAAGGTTGGTGCTTCTATTCTTAGTGGCTATGGTGTTCGTTACTTAACGAAATTCATGCCTGGTGCCTCCTGGAGTACTGGCAACCTTCTACAGTTTGCTCGAAAGGCAACTGGTGCTCGTTATGTTGGGTTCTTCATCCTAAAGCATGCAGGAGCTGTTATGAATAATATTGCATATAGCAGTGGTGACTATCATAGCAACATTAATAACATTAAGTCTAAGTTCCGTCGTGATGGCTTTATCACTAGTGATAAGTTTGGCTACGATGTTCAGTTCTTCATCTCGTCTAAGCAGACGATTATGAATGACTATGATGAAGAAGATAATGACAAGTGGTGGGAAGAGGTTCAGAAGAAGGCTGCCAATAAGGGCAAGAGTGACATCACCACTAAGTCGATTGCTAAGGGCTTCACTGACCAACAGACCAAGAAGCAGCTCAATCGAATCATGCTGGTTGAGTTCACCAAGGCGATTGCTGAGGCGGCGTAACTTGCTGATTTGTAAGGGTATGTAACTTATTGATTTACGTGGACAATTGTAATATGTGTAATTCTGCTGGAATATCATGTTGCAATTGTCCACGGTTTTGTGTATAGTGTCCCTATAGTTAAACAATTGAGGTTTTAGATAGTTATGGCAAAGACTGGTTTCTACTCTGCTTCGATGAAGCAGACGTTCTGCGATGAGCTCGCCACTCGTTACGGAACACAAGTGTCGCGTACTGACGTTCTTAAGTTCGCGACCGAGAAGGGCTTCCCTCCTCCGTATTGGTTCGTCAACGACAAGGCTCGAAGCATTGGTCGTGGCTTGTTCCGAACGGACTCTAGTTCGGCTGGTGCTCCTGTTGAGCTTACCCCTGAACTTTTCTCCTCCAACACTGTCCAGCCTGAGGCTCAGGTTGCGCTTGCTGCTACTGTAACTCCGATTCGTCGTAATATGGAATCGATGCAAGCAGCTGGTGAGAATCTTGTTCCTGAGCGTGACAATACCTACGTCGAGTTTGGTGACTTTGATAAGGTCGAGAAGATCATTCGATCTAAGATCTTCTACCCTGTGTTCATTACCGGCCTCTCTGGTAATGGTAAGACTCTTTCTGTCGAGCAGGCTTGTGCCAAACTTGGCCGTGAGATGATTCGTGTTAACATCACCGAAGAGACTGACGAGGATGACCTTGTTGGTGGTTACACTCTGATGGATGGTAACATCGTCTATCGTGAAGGTCCTGTTCTTACTGCCATGCGTCGTGGTGCTGTGTTGATCTTGGACGAGGTTGACCTTAACGCTACGAAGATCATGTGCTTGCAGTCTATCATGGAAGGTAAGCCCTACCATATCAAGAAGACTGGCGAGAAGGTCTTCCCAGCTGTTGGCTTCAATATCTTCGCTACAGCTAACACTAAGGGTAAGGGTAGTGAGGATGGTCGGTTCATCGGTACTAAGGTGATGAACGAGGCTTTCCTTGAGCGCTTCCCGATTACGTTCGAGCAGAACTATCCGCCCGAGAAGGTCGAGCTTAAGATCATCCTTAAGAACATGACTAAGTTCGGTTGCATGGACGAGAAGTTCGCCGCTAACCTTGTCAAGTGGGCTGGAGTGATTCGTAAGTCGTTTGAGGATGGGGCTACGAACGAAGTTATCTCGACTCGTCGTCTTGTCCATATCATCAGTGCGTTTGCGATCTTCCGTGACCGTTTGACTGCTGTCGAGATCTGCTTGAATCGTTTCGATACCGAAACTAAGAATTCGTTCTTCGACCTCTACACTAAGGTCGATGGCGAAGTTGATCCTACAAAGAAGGATGAAGTTACACTCAGCGATGAGGCTACACTCAACAATGACATTCCGTTTTAATAGGAGACTAATATGAGTACATGGTTCTTTGTTTTAATGGGCTTTCTTCTCGGTTGGATTAGTTCCGCTATGTGGGACTTCTTCCTGGACTGTCGTGAGGACTGGAGAAAGGATGATGTTCACAAGGGATAAGATTGAAGAGGCTTTGAAAGCCAACGTAGCAGAAGTTAGGTTCACTAAGTCAGATGGTACAGAGCGCATTATGAAGTGTACTCTTAGAGAAGACCTGGTGATACCGTACACTAAAAAGACTGACCGAGTAAAGGAGTCCAACCAAGACATTGTTCCAGTCTTTGATGTCGAAAAGAACGAATGGCGTTCGTTCCGGGTTGACTCAGTACAGTCGGTCAGTCTTTGGAGCGGTCAGGAATGACCGCTCCTTTCTTTTTGGAGTAACATATGCGATACCTCGATCTAAGTCAGGAAGAAATGGATAAATATGACTCGGCCCTTGTTGCCATTTCAGATAAAATCCGTATAATACACGCTCTTGGTTTGCAGAAGACACTTCTTGCAGACCTCTTACACATTGTTCCAGAAGAACTAGAAGTGCTTATAGCACACGCCAAGGAGATGAACATTGGAAACAACAAACTACGTAACCGGCCGTGGTAGGGGTGGAATTACAGCTACTGTCATTCAAGACTCAGTCTGCTATAGAACAGGAACTCGAATTGCAACATTCGAACTAGAGTATCCAAGATTCATTCATAGTGAGTTCATGACTCACCGATTGCTCTCCAGGAACGCTGCTTCCTCGAGAGCAATTCCTATTTCTAAGTTGATCAAATTGATTGAAGATAGATGTGCCACTCCAATTGAATGGGGTAAGAACATTAAGGGTATGCAGGCTACAGAACAGCTTGAGCTGCCAGACCTAATGAAGGCATCAGAGGCATGGAGAGAGCTTTCGAAAGATGCTTGCGATACAGCTAGAAGGTTTGATACTCTCAAGGTCCATAAGCAGATTGCTAATAGAATCCTTGAGCCATTCCAGCTGATTAAGGTTGTATGTACTGCAACAGAGTATGATAACTTCTTCCATCTCCGTAAGCATCCAGATGCTCAACCTGAGATTCATGAGCTTGCCAAGGTAATGTGGCAAGCATTGAAGGATAGTAACCCTATTGGTCTTGCCTCAGATGAGTGGCATGTGCCATACATTAATAGAGAACCAAATGAGCATGGACTCTCATACTACATTTGGGAAGAACAAGACAACCTAGAGAAACAAACCGTTAAGACATACCTAACTAAAGAGCAAGCAATTAAGATCTCTGCATCTTGCTGTGCCCAGGTATCGTATAGAATCTTAAACACAGATATCGAAAAGGCAAATGACATTTTTGAAAGGCTTGTTGAATCAAAGCCTGTCCATGCTTCGCCTCTAGAGCACCAAGCAACTCCTATGAGCAACCTTACAAATAGTTGTAATGATTGTGACTCTTGGGAGAGAGGTGTAACTCATTCGGATAGGACTGGTGCCTTGTGGTCTGGTAACTTTAAGTACTGGATTCAACACAGACAACTTATTCAGGATCATGTTTGTATGAACTATAGGGAGTGATGTATGCAACTTAATCATGTTATTGAAATGAGTTTGATTGAAGCTGAGAATGAGGGATTGTCAAAACAAGAAGCAATCGAATATGCTGCAAGAGCAAACAATGTAGCTGTTGACATTGTTGCTGATGTGTACAATAGTCTTGTTGAGTGGCAAGATAAGATTGCAGACCGCCTAGGTATTAAGTTATGATTCAAGATACAGTAAAGTTAGATTATAGTGATGTACTAATTGTACCACAGTTCTCTGACATCGATAGTAGAAGTAAAGTGGATATTGATTACAATCCTGTTATTGCTTCCAATATGGATGGTGTTGGTACGTTTGAGATGGCAAAAGAGCTTGCAAAGGTTGGAGCTCATACTGCAATTGTTAAGCACTATACGTTAGAAGACTGGTCCAAGTTTTCTGCCACAGCAAACGAAACTACACTTAAACATATCTATGTGTCTACTGGCATTCTGCCAGAAGATCTTAACCTAACCAGAGACGTTGCTAACCTTCTATTGGATGAACATGGCATTTATGTTAACATTTGTGTAGATGTTGCAAATGGATATATGAAGCAATTCTACGAAACAGTTGAATTCCTAAAGAGGAAGTCACCTCGTTCTAAGATTATGGCTGGTAGTATTGTTACTGCCAAGGCTGTTCGCAGACTAGAAGACGCTGGTGCTGACTTGATTAAGGTTGGTATTGGTTCTGGGGCTGTCTGTACTACTCGTATCAAGACAGGTATTGGCTATCCCCAGCTTAGTGCTGTTATGGAATGTGCCACAGAATCTAAGAGTGGTGGCATTATTGCTGATGGTGGTATTACCTGTGTTGGTGATATTGCTAAAGCAATTGGTGCTGGCGCAAAGTATGTCAAGCTAGGTTCAATGCTAGCAGGGCATGATGAAGGTGGTGCCAAGAGTACAGAGGATGGTGTAGTGTTCTATGGTATGAGTTCTAGAACAGCTCAAGAGAAGCATAAGGGCTATCTTGCCAACTATAGATCTTCGGAAGGTAGGACAATTAAGGTACCTTATAAGGGACCTGTTTCTGGTACAATGCAAGACATTCTTGGCGGTCTAAGATCGACTTGTGCCTATGTTGGAGCCAGTAGACTCTCACAG